TATAACGTCATCGTGGAAATCAGACCAGCCGCGCAAATCCTGTGTTTCAATCATTTCAATTGCTTGCTTGATGATGATCTTTTCAAACATTCCCATTTTGTTCCCCTAGTTGTTTAGATTCTTTAATCAATCGTTCTTTTGTTGCTTTGCCCATGTAAATGCTAGGGCTTCTCTTTTCAGTACAAGCCTGACACCGCCAAGCTCTATGACTTCCTTTATCTTTTCTGCCCTTATAAAACAATTTGTAAGACTGGCAAGTGGTACAAAACTTCTTTGGTAAATCTAACATCTGGCTCCTTAGTTCGTTAAGATAGAATCAGGATACCAAAACAAAAGTTTCGTGTGATTGATTTTTTCTATCTAAGATTGTTTTTTGATAGAAATTATTTTCTTTGACAAAACTCAGCAAATCTATATGATTCATACATCGGAAGCAAACAACTAATAAAGGTAAATAAAAATGAAAATCATAAAAATCAAAGAAGCACCATGCTCTTGCAATGCTTATGCTTTCCCACACAGAGCAAATGGCGGCAAATGCGACGATCCAGGTGAGGATCCAATGTCTTGCAGCAACTGCGACCACTATTTAAGTGAGCGCGATCCATACGCTACAGGCGATCGTTACTTTTCAACCTTTGAATGCGATATTGGATATGCTTGCCCATGGGGACATAACGATGACTAACAACCAAATTGCAGAGCTGGTCTATGCGCTCAGGATGGTCGTAGATGCGTTTGAAGACTGGAGCCTTACAGATCATCAGGAAGAAGCAATTGCGCTTGCCATGCACGCTCTAATGCTTGCTAGTAAAGAAGTCCACGAATTAGCTAACGAAATGGAGAATGAAGAATGAACAACATTGAGCGCAAATTGTTTTCTACTGATGACTGGATTTCACGCAATCCTAAAGTCATTGCAGCACTGTTAATTATCGGGTATGTTCTTGTTTCTTACATTCAATAAGTGAAATTATGAATGATGAAAAATCAATTCTTAACCCTGCTTTTAAGTATGTCCACAGCAGCAAAACAAACGTGGCAAAGACTTTTGAGCGGATTAGAAAGCAGCAAGCTAAAGAAGTTCAGGATGTACCGAAGGTTCGGTCACTCAATATTGTCATCAATAAGAAATTCAAATAAAGGTAAATAAAAATGAACAATCAGTTAGCAGTTTACGCAAAGCTACAGCAAGCACGAATGATGCTACAAGCTGCACCACTTAAGAAGTCAGGCCATAATAAATTTGCTGGCTATCAATACTTTGAGCTTGGCGATTTTTTGCCGACAATAAACAAAATATTTGCTGATCTTGGCCTTTGCTCAATGATTTCGTTTACAAGTGATATAGCCACGCTGCAAATTGTTGACGTTGAGCATGGGGGGATCATCACATTTACAAGCCCGATGGCTGAGGCTAATCTTAAAGGTACGCATCCGATTCAGAATCTTGGAGCTGTAGAGACTTATAGCCGTCGCTACTTGTACGTCACAGCAATGGAAATAGTGGAGCATGATGCGCTTGATTCTAGCCAGCCACTAACGCCAGCATCAGCTAAACCGATCACTGTTGACGTATTTCAAAAGATGACACCGGAAGATCAAGAAATTATCCGTGACATTGGCATGGAAGTAATTAGCTTGTTAAATAAAGATGATGTAGCAGGAGCAGTGCAGTTTCTGAATGAAGCAGAATTAGGCGCGGATGAAAAAACGGCCTTGTGGAGTTTGCTAGACAGCAAGCAGCGTAGTTCAATCAAGAAGTTTACAACTAAATAAAGGTAAATATGGCATACGAACCAAAACCAGGCTCTTTCTCGCTGTTCAAGAATCAAAACAAGCAGAAAGATACTCACCCAGATTATTCAGGTGATGGGAAAGACCTTGAAGGTAATGAGATTTACGTTTCTGCATGGCTTAAAGACGGGAAAAATGGCAAGTTTATGTCTTGTTCGTTTAAGCCCAAAGAAGCAAAGCCAGCGCAAAACAAAGTATATGAGCCAGTTTCTCATGATGACTTAAATGATTCTGTGCCATTTTGATCTATGAGCAAAAGCGGATGCTTGGGAAGGGGTGGGTTTACTCGCCCGTACAGCGCACCAAGTCGCAGCGAGTAGCTCACCCAATAGCCTAGCTGGTAGTGGCTTTGTAACACCAGCAGCAGGGGCTTAGGAATAGTCTCCCCTTCGCCTGAGTGACCCTGCACTTTCAAAAGGAATTATATGAAACTACTTGATTATTTGATTAAGCACTACGGCTATAAAAATGATAATGCTATTGCTGTTGGTACTGGTATTAGCAAAGGAACCATTAGCAAAATTCGAAATGGAAAGCTAAAAACGTCAGCAGATATTATGATTAAAATTCATGAAATGTATGGCTTGCCGATTGCGGAAATTAAGGAATTGGCAAAGTGAGAAATTTTCTTATTGTCGCCGGATTTTTATTTGTAATTACTTTGCCGTTAATTGGAATTGGCCTTGCAATGATTAGCAAAGTAAATGAAGCATATCATCGTGGCTATCAAGATGGGATAGATTCTATGAGTATTGATAAGCAATGTGCAAAATGGTTTTTTAACGATAATTTAACTGATGCAAAGCAAAGGATCTGCAAATGAGTTTTGGACAAATTGAAATGGATATTGTGCGATGGAGTGAAGCTCGTGGAATTATCCAGAATTCAGATTCAAAGACACAATTACTTAAAGCAATGAGTGAGATGGGGGAATTAGCTGATGCAATCACAAAACGTGATCGTAGTGCTATCGTTGACGGTCTTGGCGATATTATTGTTTGCCTTATTAACGTGGCTGCCATTGAAGATTTAGACCTTAAACAGTGTCTTATTTCTGCTTACAATGAGATTAAAGACCGTAAAGGATTTTTAAATAAAGAAGGCGTATTTATTAAAGAATGATAAAAATTAACCACGAATCGTACTGCATAATATTTAAACTTTTTCTAGAAGGCGATCAAACATTAGATTCATTAGAAAAAGCAACAGGCTTACATAGAGTAACTTTGCAAGGCTTCACAAGATGCATGAAGAAACATAAAATAATTTATGTTTGCGACTGGGAGCCGGATTGCATGGGTAGAGATGCTTTTGCAGTATTCCGCATGGGCAGTAAAAAAGATGCAAAGAAATACAAGCAAACTGGAGCAGAGCGAACAAAAAGGTATAGAGACCGTCAAAAATTAAAACTTATTCCAGTCAGCACTCATGAGCAAACAATTAGACAAATTTAACAAATGGCAAGAAAACTTCCCAAACAATGAGCAGTATTATTATGTCTGGGAAGCTGCATGGAATGCTCGTCAACATGAAATTCACGCATTAAAGTCTGAAATAGCAATGCTACATCAAATGATACGCGAGAAAAATCATAATCTAGGATTAGGTTAAACAGCTACTACTTGACCCCTAAAACAGATTAAACCCTCGTTCTCGTCAATAACTTCAACTAGCTCAGGCGGTAGCAACTTACCGTTTCTAAAAGTCAGGACAGCGAAGCCAGCTCTATGGTTTCGCGTTCCGTCCTCCGTGTACTCAAATTGCGCTCCCCATACGTCTGCAAGACTTCCAGTATCAACGCCATACCTAGTGCCAGTTAAATCAGTCCACGGAGTTACCTTGAGCGAATGTAGATGACCGTTAACAGTAGACATTCCAGATTTTAGCGTGGCATTGTAGGAGGCATGAATACCATTATAATTTCTGTGTTTTATCTGTGTATGATTGTTAACCATCACGGATGTGCTGAATTTCCACCGTGGAAAATGGTCAGCTAAATTCATACCATGGATACCCTCAAACTCTGATACCTGAGACGATAGTTTACTATTCCAGCGTATATCGTGATTTCCCCATGTCCAGTGCAATTTTGCGTTTTTAGCTACTGCCTCAATTTCGCAAATACGATCTCTACAGGCTTCCAACTCTTGCTTAACGCTTGGACGAGCTTCCCAACCAGTGCGTGGATGACGAGAGATATTAGCCCCGTCAAATGCGTCACCGTTCATGATTACCATCTTTGGATTTAACTCTTTAATGGCAACTACAAAAGCTCGGTGGGCAGTGCTAATTATGCCAGGCCAATAATGAGCATCTGAGCCAACAATAATTATTCCATCATCAATTTCTACGTTAACCCTAACGCCGTTAGCAGGTAAAGTAACTTGAAAATCAGGACTTCTTTTTCCTGTTCCGGCTAACAAAATGCCTTTGCTTTTTTCTATGTTTCGTCTACGCCGTCCCACGCTTCTTTCTGATATTTGCAAATCTTTTGCTACTTCCGTAACAGATCCCAAAGCTCTCCAGCGTTCAATAAAATATTCTTCAGTACACGCTTCATTGCTCATTTTTAGCCTTAATTAGTTTGACGGACAAATTCACCGCACCACTCATCACGCAAAATTACTGGGAAACTACTATCAAACTCATCATCACCGCAGTAAATAGTAGTTGGTGGATATCTACGGCAATTGCCTAAATCCTCTTTTGGTTCGCACAAGAAAAAAGCGCATGAAGCGCATTTTGGTAAACAATCATTAGGTAATTTCTTAGCCAAGATATAAAGCCCTCTCATCATTACGTCGATTAACAAGACCTTTAAGCACTTTGCCACCGCCTTTTGTGTACTTTAAAAACTCATCAGCCGCACCAGCATAATCACCACGATTGTGCTTTTGGCGCAATGTACTGCGCTGCAATGTACCTAGCCCACAATTAAAACTAAAGCTAACAAGTGCGTCAAACTGACCTTGAGCAATAGCAGCATGGCAATATCTGGCAACGCCTGATTCAAACCTTTTAAGATCATATTCAAGCAGCGCATTGACTTCATCTTTAGACCATACTCGGTTATCTTCAGATTTAAGTTGATAAGTTAGACGTTCAGCCATTGGTAACTTAGCTTGGTCTGGATATAGCACATGACCAACACCAACAGTCCACAAAGCCGCTGGACATTTATAAGGCTTGTATCTAATGCCTTCGTGGTGAGCAATCATTGCTAGTGCTTTTGGGCTAATCATTTTTTGCTAAATGCTTGAGTTCCAAACCAGAAACTTATGACAGAAGCCCAGATTGTTTGCGTGTCATCATCCCAGACTAAATCCATCATCTTTTCAAAAGGAACATCCATAGTCCAAGCGTACCAAACTCCAGCTATATCCACTCCGACCAATAGGAAGAAAAGCCCATATGTAACTGTAGGGCGTACCATAGCACGAGCATTTATAACCCATGTTGATGCACCTTGACCAATAGCTATATCGTGCTGGTATAGTGCTTGCCGTTCGTCTGCTTGAGTCTGGATCTGGATCTGCTCGGTTTTAATTTCTTCAATATGCTCCTGAGAAGCAA